GCTACTACGAGACGATCGAGGCGGCCCGCGAGAAGGTGCAGCTCTACTTCGACTGCATGCTCGCGCACAAGTGGGCCGACGAGAAGCACCGGGTGACCTTCCCGGTCTACGAGCAGCCCAAGCTCGACGGCATCCGCTGCCTGGCGACGAAGGACTCGCTGAAGTCACGGAACGGGAAGCCCCTCGTGGCCACGCCGCACATCGCGAAGGCGCTCGAAGGCTTGTTCGAGGACATGCCGAACGTAGTCCTCGACGGCGAGCTGTACAACCACGAGCTCAAGAGCGACTTCGAGAAGATCGTCTCGCTCGTGCGCAAGACGAAGCCCACCGAGGAAGACGTAACAGAGTCGGAAGAACTGGTCGAGTACCACGTCTACGACGTGTTCAATGCGCAAGAACCGAACCTGACTACTTCTGAGCGGTCGGCGCTCCTCTACTTCCTCTTCGACAAGTACCTGACTGACCCGCGAATCAAACACGTCGAGGCGCACCACGTCTACACCCAGGAAGAGCTGGACGAGGTCTACGGCAACGAGCTGGAGGCCGGCTACGAGGGCCAGATGGTCCGACTGGACGCGCCCTACGAGCAGAAGCGGTCTCGGAACCTGCTGAAGCGCAAGGAGTTCGAGGACGCCGAGTTCGAAGTGTTCGAGATAGAGTCGGGCGTCGGTAACTGGGCCGGCTACGCCAAGCGAGTCTACATCAAGCTCGAGGACGGGACGGTCCAGCGATCGGGAGTGCGAGGAACGCAAGAGTACCTCGCGAAGGTCTTGGAAGACGCTGACTCGTACGTCGGCACGGAAGTAACCGTCCGCTACCAGGGACGGACGGGAGACGGCAAGCTACGCTTCCCGGTGGTGACTGCTTTCTGGAAAGGAAAGAGAGATGTTTAAGAAACTGAACGGCTTCGAGCTGTTCCCTAACGAGAAACTCACGAGCGACTCAAAGTGGACCCCGGTCCCGGTGAGGGAGACGACTTCGATCTCCGTGCCGGTGCTGGTGGCTGCGGCGATCTTCGGCGCCGCAGTGTTCTTCCTGTCGCTGGCCTCAGTAGGACTTATCGCCTTCTGAGGTTCACTCTACGATCTGATCGAGTACGTCACGCCAGCGCCTAACCGCGCTGGCGTTGCTCATTGAGAGACGGAAGCGGTTCATCGCTACTACTCCCGGGCCGCGGAGGCCGAGGGCCAGGGTCATCTTCGCGACGATGTCGTCGAGGTCGGTCGGGTCGGCCTTCACGCACTCCGTGAGCCACGGGATTTCCTTCGAGCCGATGACCGGCACTCCGACCGCGGTCGCGTCGGCGGCCACGATGTTGAAGGTCTCGCTGAACGAGCACTGCATCATGATGTCCATCTTCGAGACCGTCTCACGGAAGGTCGGCGCGTCGGTCCACGCGTGTTCGACGAGCTCGGCGTCCTCGTAGTACTTGAACGTCTCACGCAGGTTCTTCAGGATCGGTCCGCCGTTGCCCTCGACGCGGTTGCCGTTGATGTGGAACCGGAGGTGGAGGCCGTGACGCTCAGCGTACTTTACGGCAGCGACCGACTGGAGCATGTGGTTCTTCAGGGGTCGGACGGCGCCGAAGCAGCCCACGTCGAGGTTGCCGCGCTTCTTGCGGGACCAGGACGGGTAGGCCGGGTCGTGGTCGAAGTAGTAGAAGTTCGGCAGGTACAAAATCTTCGAGAGGTCGATGCCGGTGGCCGACAGGATGACCTCGGTGTCCTTCTCCATGCGTGGAGAGTTCGGAGCGATGTAGACGTTCGGCTTCTGGAGGTACTCGATCATCCAACCGAAGGCGATGCCCTCGTTGGCCAGGAACGGGGTCTCGGAGTGGTTCCTGACGATGAACTTCAGGTTCGGCAGGACCTTGTACAGGTCGTCGAACTTGTACGGAGGACACCAGAAGGCCTCGATGACGGCCACGTCGGGCTTGTAGGCCACGCACTCGCGGTGGATGTCGTTCCCGTCGCGGACGTGGACCAGCTTGGCCTCGTACCCTTCATCGTTCAGCATGCGTACGACCATGCTGGCGGAGTTGAACAGGCCTGAAGAAAGTGGCTTGAGGTCGGCGGAGTACGCCCAGTCGCCGCAGTCGAGCCCATACGGCTGCTCGCGGTACTTGAGGATGAAAAGGACCTTCACGGTGGTTCCTGACTTGAATTGTGGGATGGATCTCACAGATATTTATCTTCAAGAAGGCCTCCGTAGGATGACGTTTTGGCAACTGTGGGCTCATTTTCCCTGTTAATAACCTTACCTTAGGTTAACCAATCAGTTGACAAATTATTGTAATCGTTTCCCAAATCAGTTGACAATGGTAACTCGCCGATTATATTAGGACATGTGATCAAACGAAAAAATCGGCGGTCACAAAAAAATGATCCGCAAATGGAACTTTTCCTCCGCGGACGAATTAATAAAAGGTAAGCCGCACTAAACAAGGCACAACACGGAGAAAATGGTCATGTCTCGTCATGCAATGGTTGAAGATAGAGAGTTCGTACTGCGTCAATTGAAACTCCTCGACAAGGACCGTGAGATGGAGGCATCGTACCACGTCTCACGCGTCATGGAAGACAAGGGCTTCATCAAGGCCCTTTATATAAAGCCGGACGGCAAGGGCCGGTCCATCAAAAAGTACATCCCTTTCGGCCGCGGGAAGCTGATGCTGAACGCCGCGAAGCGGAGGGACGAACGAGCCCGGGCAGAGCGCGCCGAGAAGCGCCGCAACGCCTCCAAGGGGGTCGACGCAAAATTTTCCAATAACCAGAACGCTGACTGAGGGTAAAGCGTCCGGCGTAACGGAAGGGGAGGTCCCGGCCTCCCTTTCTTTTTGTGCAATTTTCCAGTTTACATCTTGAAGATTTTGTATAAGATGGACGAATCGGAACAGAGGGAACTCAACGATGGACGCACAGAGGATCTATGACGCCGCCCACTACCAGGAACTGGCGTCGGACTGCTTCGCCCTGCTGAAGTTCGAGACCGACGTGGACGAGTGGATCGCGTGGGCGGAACGAACCGCCGAGGCCTACCGCTCCGCTCGGGCCCTCATGGGACTCCGAGAAGACGAGTGCAACGAACAGGAGTGAAAAGTGAAGACGTCACGACTCAATGACCGCTTCTGGGTGGCCGAGAGGCTCCAGGAAATCAAGGACGACAAGCAGCGGCAGGTGTCCTACCACCTGCTCAAGCTGCTCGAGGAGAAGGGGCTCCTCACGCCGATCCAGCGACGGGTGACCCCCGGTCGCGGAAAGCCCCGCAAGTTCTACGTGCTCTCTCCCAAGGGCACGAGCTACCTCAACCTGTCGAAGGGCTGGAAGCGACCCGTCGCCTTACAGGCGACTGCCGTAGAAGAGCACCGCGAGTCTGCTTGAACACAGGAGGGTAGAGTGGCTGACTTCGAGCGCTTCGTGGTAGAGGTCGAGACGACCAACCGCGGGATCGTCCTTCTCGTGAACCCCAAGACGGAGGGACACGTCTTCAACGACAGCATAGACGCGACGCGTGCAGCGCGCGTCTTCCAAGAGAATTACGACCGTGACGCGGTCCTGCGCACGGTCTTTCAAGTGGAGAACGTCACAGTGGTGTCTGTCTCCATCCACTAGAGGAGAGGTGCAGTCATGATCGCGATCGATACGTTGGAGTTCTGGCTTGAGATACGCAAGACGAGTGACAACTCAGTCGTCGAGAAGCGGCGCATGAAAGGGAACATGGTGCCCCGGATCGGGGAGGCCATCGACTGCTGGGAGTACGGTTTCATGAAGACCGTGGCCGTGATCCACGACTTCAAGACGCCCGGCAGCGACACCGTGATCGACGTGATCGTGATAGCAGGTTTCGTAGACATATGAGGGGACTCGCATGAGAGAAGTACCGCCTATGGAAGAGAGGATGCGACACGCTGCAGCGGCCGTCGCATCCGGCAAACCGCTGCGCGTCTACGCAGAAGAGAACGGCCTCAAGCTCAGCACGGTCGGCTACTGGGTGAAGCAGTTCAGGAGCTCAGAGAAGCCGGCCAAGAAGACGCTTCCGGCCCGCGACGAGCTGACAGACGCGCGGAACGAGATCACCTCGCTGCTGTCGGTGAGGGACGAACTGATCGGGCAACTCGAGGACGCCCACACCAAGATCAGGGCACTGCAGAACGTGATCGTGATCCTCGGTCACCAAGTTGGAGACGAATGATGAAGAAAGTGAAGTGGTCAAAAGACAGGCCGGTCCGGCCGGACGTGGACCCGATGCTCAGCCGACTGCGACAGATGCTCGCTAAGGACGAGAGGTCGTTCTACGCCAAGGCGAACTCGTCGGGCCTGGCACCCGCGACCATCCGGAACATCCAGAACGGCGTCACGCGGCGGCCACAGGGAGTGACCATCCAGATGGCGTACAAGATGCTGGGCTACGAGCTGCGGCCGGTGGAGATCAAGACCCGACTGCGGGTCGTGGGCTCTGACGTCGTTTAAAATTGTTCATTCATCATTCATTTTTCGGTTTACATGCTTAAAGATGTCGTATATCTTTAACTTATCAAATCGGAAGGGGAATGAAGATGTTCATCGTATGTGCAGCAGACGTCGCGATCATTCGCGCGATCAAGAACGAGGACCTGACCGTCTCTGAGAGGGACGGTCGGTTCGGCAAGTTCGTGGCGATATGTGACAGCCACGGCGTCATCGAAGTGGCGGACGACCTCGACGAGGCCTACGAGCGCGTCGCAGACATCGCGCTGAGGATGGAGATGGAGAAGCTGCAGTGAAGCTCTTCCACGTCTACCGAGACACCCACCGCGCTCTCTATTGCGGGCCGGTAGCTATCTGCGCGGTCACGGGAGCCTCTGCGTCCCGAGTGCTGGCGATCATCGAAAAGAGTCGCGGCGCTAGCGCATTCACCTCGTCCGGCCGTCCTAAGGGCGTCCGCGGCATGGCACACGGCGACGTCGAGTCCGCCCTCGCGACCCTCGGTTTCACCGGGACGTTCGAGGATGTCGAGCGAAAGACCCTCGCCCGGTACCTCTGGGACCTGAGGGACTCAGGGGACGATCGTTTCCGCATCGTGAATATTCCCGGCCACTACGTGGCCATCGGAGGTCGGGGCGAAGAGGCCTGCGACTCGTTCTCAAAGCAGCCCGTCCCGCCGGAAAAGATAAAGCACCGGCGGGCGCACGTGCTGTACGAGCTCATCATCAACGAAGGAGTGAAGACGTGAAGAGCATGACTGCCGTGATGATCGTCGAGAGACTGATCGTGAAGAGAGTGATCGCCGACCTGCTCGGCGCGTACCCCGACCTGGACCTCTCGCTGAACGAGGGGGAGGAAGACGCCGTCGCCTCTCGGGACCCGATCGCCATCTATGAGGCGATGTTCAAGGGCGACGAGGACGCTCTCTTCGTGGGGGCTGGAGACGCCAAGGAGTCGTTCGTCTACTTCGTGTACGGCAACGAGGGGGTGGACGTCATCCACGACTACGCCGTCCGGCTGATGCCCGTGATGGACCCGATCATCGAGTGGATCGACCGAGGGATGGACCTGTGAGGAGGCGCCGGCATCGTTGAAAAATGATGCCGGCATATTTACATTCATTAAAGTTTGGTATATCTTAAATCATCAACTCGGAAAGGAGATAGATATGACAAACGTCCGCCACATCCGCGACTACTGGGCCGAGGGGTACCGATCCGCCCTCGCGGGTCACGACTACGACAACCCGTACGACGATGAGCTCATGAGCTACCCGCACGAGCAGTTCTGGGAGGGCTACTCCGCCGGAGCAGAGACCCGCGAAGAGGAGCGGGAACTGCGCCATGGCTGAGTACGTACCGCCCGCGATCATCTACGTAGACGGCGAGGAGTTCATTCGCTGTCAGCCCGGAGAGGACTTCAAGGCCACCTTCGAGGACGTAGTTGACAAAGTCGGTGGAGAGGTCGCTCTCCTCGTCTGGAAACCCTTCTGGCAGGCGTACCTGCGTGAGAAGTTGTCCATCACGATGCCTAAGGAGATCTGAATGATCGAAAAATTCTGTCGCAAGGTCGACGACTTCCTCGGAGAGCGAGGCGCGGTCATAGCCTGGATACTGATCGCATGCATATTCTGCGTGGCCATGTCCTACGGCTCAGCCCTCGTCGGCGAGCCCCAAGCGCTCTGGCTCTGGCACAACATTCTGGGCGTCTTGTGACGCCCTTTTTATTTTGAAAAGAAGTTAACCATCTTAAATTTTTCGGTTGACACTCTTTAAGATAATGTTTATAACTGGTCATGTAAAGGAAACTCAAACCCTCGAAAGGGAATAACAATGACCAGGAAAACATCACTCGCTATCGTCGCGCTGCTCTACGCATCGGCGGTGCCGCTCAACGCCCACGCCATGACCTTCAACGAGTTCATGCGCGGGGGCGCCTGGGTGGAGTCACACCCGCCCCAGAACAACTCAAAGGGCGAGTACTCGGGCAATTCGCGCGGCGGTAAGTCAAGCTCGTCCTCACATTCGGCAGGCTCTCAGTCTTCGGCAGGCTCCGCCTCGACGGGCTCGCAGTCCGGTTCACAGTCGTCTGGCGCTTCTGCCAGCAGTTCCGGTTCGACGTCGACCGGCGGCTCCAGCGCAGGTTCTACCGGAGGCTCAACTGGGTCCGCGGGAAGTGGTGCTAGTGGCAACACTGGAGGCTCAACCGGAACCACTGGCGGTTCTACCGGTGGGTCTACTGGCGGCAGCACCGGAGGCAGCACCGGAGGCAGCACTGGTGGCTCCACGGGAGGTGACACAGGTTCCGGTAACACAGGCGGTGGATCGACCGGCGGCGGTAGCACCGGAGGCTCCACGGGCGGCGACGGTGGCTCTACTGGCGGCAGCACCGGTGGTGACGGTGGCAACGGTGGAAACCACTGCGGCGGTAACTGCGGCAACGGCCAGGGCAACGGTGGCGGGAACGGCACCGGAAATGAAGGAAACGGCCAGGGACCGGGCAATTCCAACGGTGGCGGCAATTCCGGGAACAACGGGAACGGCCCGGGCAACGGTGGGAACTCTGGCGGCAACGGCCCGGGCAACGGTGGGAACTCTGGCGGCAACGGCCAGGGAAATTCCAGCGGTTCCGGGAACAACGGGAACGGCAATGGAAACGGTGGCGGTAAAGGCCACAAGTGATCGACTGATCGGGGCCTTCGGGCCCCTTTCTTTTTTGAAAATAGTGGGTTGACAGTTCTTTAAGATGGTGATATTCTATCATTATCAACGAAGGAAAGGAAATCATCGTGAAGAACTTCACAAACCGCCAGGTCGCTAAAGCACTCCGTGCTAAGGGTGACACAGTGGTGATCGGTGCGCCGAGCTGGAAAGACAACTCTAACTTCTGGATCATCGGTGACGACGGAGAGACTCACGTGCTCAACGTACAGGTGCACTCCGTGCTAGGCAAGGGCTGCTACGGACACCCGGACTACGAGTCTACTCGGCAGAGCATGGTCGAGCGCGCAAAGTCGCTGCTCGACGCCGCCGGCATACCCTACACACTCTCCCTTACGCCTGACCAACTGTTCCTGAACGGGTGGGAGCCGAAGTTCTACGACGCGAATGAAGAAGCACGCTACCGTGCTAAGAACGCCTGAGGAGGCAACGATGAAGTACTGGATCGGAGACCCCTGCTACCACACGATGTTCAGCACGTCCCAGGGAGGGTCGCACGACCTCTGGCTGAAGCTACTGAATGAGACCGATTACTTCGAGAACTGCGGACAGCCGGTCCAGTTTGAGGGCCGTCGGATCGCGGCGCACTCGACCGCTCACGGCGACGGCGTCTACTTCGACGACCAGAGCCGCGAGTACGGCGTCGACTCGGGTGCGCTCGGCTTCATCGAGTGGCTCGAAGGCGACCCGGAGACCATCGATGGTCTGCACCTCATCGAGTTCAAGAGCCTCCCGTACATCGTCTACTACGCGGGCGGGGTGATCGCGATCAACGGCGCCGACAACGTTCTGGAGTCCATCGACATCGACACCGACCCGGTCGTCGACCGCGAGGACGAAGAGGAAGGCTACAGTGACATCGAGTATGAAGAGGAAGAAGCCGACGAGTAGGGGTGTGACAAAAGCCCAACAGTCGTGTCGACTAAGTTGAAGAAAGTCGACCCATTCTTCACTTTATGGGTTGACAACTTTTCCCGAGTTTGGTATAATAACTTCAGTTTACTCTTCTGGATGTCAATAGCAGTACGAAGCTTGCTTCGACATGAGCTTGCTCATGGAAACATTGACTACGCGTAGCGATAGGAACAGTCGACTCGAAACTGCTTCTGATCTACACTCGTCCTTCAATGACAAAGTCTGTTCAAGAGAAACTTGAACCAGTTGACAAAATTCCAGAATCGTATAGAAACGAACTACACACGGCCTGACGGCCGTCGCTACGCGAACCAGGTGTCAAATGATCTATTACTTCGAGGGAAACCTCACGGACGCGCCGAACGCCTCCATCGTCCACGGCTGTAACATGCAGGGCAAGATGGCTTCGGGAGCCGCCAAGGACGTACGAGAAAAGTTTCCTGAGGCGTACGACGCGTACATGAGGGACGTCTTTCGTTCCAAGCTGGGCGACGTGATCTACGCGGAGTCCCACGGTAAGCTCATCGGCAACATGTTGACTCAGGTCACCTACGGCTACGACGGGGCGAGGTACGCCAACGTCGATGCGATCCGGATAGCCCTTGACTCGTTCTGCTTCCAGCACCGGAGGAAGTCGCTCTGCATCTTTAACGACGACGTTCCACCGATAGCAATGCCGAAGGTCGGGTGCGGCCTCGGAGGCCTCAACTGGGAACAGGACGTCGAGCCGATCGTCCGAGAGATATCGGCCTACCACCGCATCGACTTCCACGTGTACGACAACGCGAAGAAAGAGGATTGGAAATGAGACTCAACGTAGAGAATGCACGGTCGCTGCAGCAGTTTCTGCTGTCTATACCGGCAAAGAACTTTGACCACGGCCGGTGGCAGGCGTGGACCTGGGCCGAAGAAGACGGGCCCGACCTCTCGGTGCACGAGAAGAACATGTGCAACACGTCGGCATGCGTCGGCGGCTGGGCAGTCATTTTCGGCAACCTCGCGCCGTATCAAGTCGATGAGGACGGTGAGGTCAGATTCGTGGATGTACACGGTGACGACGCCGACCCAGACTTCGGCAGACTCGCGGGTGAGTGGCTCGGCCTCGAGACTGAGTCTGAGCGTGGAGCGCTGTTCTGGCCGTTCGACATCAACGAGGACTCCTGCGCCCAGTACGACCTATCCGAGAGTGAGTACTACGCCTACATGGTCAGCGGCGCCTTCGGCTCTCGGACGACCCCGACTCAGGCCGCGGCGTTCCTCGGTCTCATGATCGAGCGGAACGGCATCGACGTCCGCTGGTGGGCAGAAGCAAAGAACCTCAACGTAGACTTCGAAGGAGAGACACCATGACCACTCGAGAACGAGACGAACTGACCGCCGAGTGGCTGAAGGCCCTCCGCTCGGGCGAGTACGCGCAGACCACGAAGGTGCTCTGCAACAAGGACCCTGGGCTCGGTGAGGTCGGCTACTGCTGCCTCGGCGTCGCCGGCAAGCTCATCGGGCTCAGCGACGAAGAGCTCATGGAGCCGACATACCCGTCGTATCACCTCATCCAGGAAGCGTACGGTCTGGCCCACAATATGGGCATCTACGCGGGCGGCGCCCTGTACTACCACAACGACCGAGACGGCTGGGACTTCAACAAGATCGCCGACCTCATCGAGAGCCGGCCGGAGGGACTGTTCGAGTGATCAACGCCCGCGAAATCAAAGACCTGCCGAAGTCGGGAGCGAGCCCTTACTGGATCGTCTTCGAGAACTCTTCTTATTCTCAAGACAACGGCTACGGCGACTACAGCACAGTGCCCGTCCTCTCGACGAAAGTGTTCACTGAGTTCAAGGAGCTCCAGTCGTACGTCGAGTTGTACCACGCCAGGGACCTCCGCGTGGTCGCGTGCCAGCCGATGGCCGTCACGGTCTCCGTGAAGGTCGACGTCGGCCCAACAACAACCACGAGGTGATGTGATGTACGAGAAAGTCGGAGCTCTGATCTATGACGCCGTGAAGGCGGGAAACTACTCCGTCAAAGTGGTGTACGGTGACTGGTCTCACGACGTGGTCATGACGCTGCCGAAGGGCTCGTCGTGGAAGCGAGTGAAGATATCGGCCGACCTCTGGTACGACCACAAGACTGACTCCGTCGAGTTCTACAACGACGACAGGCCGTTCGACACGGTGGACGTCAAGTGGGCGTTGTTCTCACAGGACTACATCAGCGACAAGCTCCTGTTTACGTGGGACCAGCGCTGCCTGATCGACGCGGTCCTCCACGCCGAAGTGTCGAGTGAGAACTCCCGCCGGCTCGCCAACAGGATCGAGAAAGACGAGCGAATCTCAAAGTCTCTGGCGTTTCTCAAAAGAATGGGTTGACAAACGTCTAGAATGGTATAGACTGGCCATAGGAACGGGAGTCGAACCTATGACGTTTGTGATAGTCACGATAACGGCGCTACACTACAACGCCGTCTTCAAGTTTAAGTCGATCGATGCCGACACCTGCGAGTCCAACAAGGACTACGTGGTGAACAGGGTGTCGGAAGACCTCTCGAAACTCCAGGGCCTCCGGGTCTCCTACAAGTGTGAGGTTAACAAATGATGAGGCTGGTAGGCTTCGCAGCAATCGCCCTGATGCTGGGCTGCACCGCCGTGCACTCGTTCCCTCTCGTCGAGGAGACGCCGATCATCGAGGCTCCCGAGGTGGTCACCCCGATCGTGGTGCTGCCCGATGCTTCCCGCCAGGAGCAGCCCGCGACTCCCGTCGAGCAGGAGTCCAACCAGGAAGACTCAGGCATAGTCCTGGCAAAAGCGCTCGGTCTCGTCTTCCTCATCGTAGTCATGATCATGTGGGCCGTCTCCAACGCGGCAGTGTAGTACACCGACGACTCCTCGCAGCAGAACCGCCGAGACCACTTAGGAGTGGCCTACGGTGAGCTCCTCGGCGTCGGCACCTTCCTCCTATTCTTCCTTTAATCGAACGGAGTGTTCAGAAATGAAGCGTTTCTTGTGGTCCCTCGTCATCGGGGCCGTACTCACGGTCGCGTCCTACGGCATCGGCCTGGCCCTCGGCCTGATCAGCACGGTGTCCCTCGTCGAGGCCTTCGCGGTCTTCACGTCCTACTCATGCACCTACCTCTGCGTGGTGCAGACGAGGTGGAACTACCCGATCGGCGCGGTCTCTACCGCTGCCTGGTCGCTGCTCTTCTGGCAGACCGGCATGCCGGCGCTCGCGCTGTTCAACCTCTACCTGGTGTTCTCACTGGCCTACGGCTACTTCCGCTGGCGAGACGACGCCAACACTCGACCGGTCACGAAGACTGACGTCCACGAGTGGGGCTTCTACGCAGCAGTGACGCTCGTCGTCGCCGGCCTCTACCTCATGGTCATCGGCTTCTTCGGCGCCCCGTTCTCGTGGATCGACATCGGCCTCGCGGCCTCTTCAGGCGCTGCCCAGCTCATGCTCGACAACAAGAAGCTCGAGAACTGGTGGGTCTGGATCGTGGTTGACCTGGTCTCCATCCCGTACATGTTCGTCTCGGGGCTTCCCGTGACCGCTCTGCAGTACCTGCTCTTCACGGCCAACGCCTTCTGGGGGCTCTGGGAGTGGAACAAGTCCAACTACGTTGAGACCCTGCTGGACGCAGAAGTGATCGCACTCGACCGGGAGAGGTTCTGATGGAGTTCCATATGCGCATGAACGGCGCGCCGTACCGAGCGCGGGCCGTGGTGCTGATGACCGCGCTGGTGCCCACTCTGGGTCACAAAGCTCTCATCGACTTCGCCCTAGAATTCGTAGGCGCTGCCGGTTCGGTGGACGTGATACTCTCGTCTCTGTCGGACGAGCCCGTCCCCGGTGAAGTGAGGGTCGCAGCGCTATCGAAGCACTACCGGCACGAGTCTCATCGAGTCACCTTCTCTCACCATAACGACGATGCGGCTCCCCAGGTGCCACAGACTCTCGAGGAGTGGACCTACTGGCGAGACCTCATCAACGGCAAGCCTCGTCGGTACTACTACGACTTCGTCATCGCCTCTGAGCCCTACGGCAAGAAGGTCGCAGAGTTGATCGACGCCGAGTTCATACCGTTCGACCCTGACCGGCGACTCATCGACGCGCGTGGCCAGGACGTACGAGACCACCCTGACTGGGAGTTCTCAAAGCTGCTACCCGAGTTCGGCGCAGTGATGGCCTCGACGGTCGTCTTCTTCGGTCAAGAGTCGTGCGGCAAGACCACCATGACCGAAGCGATGGGGCACGAGTTCGACGCGTACACCACGCACGAGTTCGCCCGTCCCTACCTCGAGTCCATGGACGACAGGACGGTCACCGACTCGAAGATGGGAAGGATCGCGATCGGTCAGTACGCGCTGCAGAAGACCGCTCGCGCGAAGGGAGACCGGATGTTCGTGTTCCATGACACCGACCTGCTCTCGACGATCGGCTACTACCGCATCTACGGCGGGAAGCCGAAGCCGTACCTCGAGGACCTCTTCCGAGAGGCCAAGGCCGACCTGTACGTCGTGATGAACGACGAGATACCCTTCGAGGAGGACGCGCTCCGCTACGGCGGTAAGGTGCGGGAGTCCACGAAGCAGTTCTGGATCGACCTGCTCGAGGAGTTCGGCTGCAAGTACTACGTCGTCAAGGAGACTGACTTCAACGATCAGATGGAAGAGCTGTTCCCCGTCATTCAGGACGTCCACGAGTCAAAGTGGGCGCCCATCGCAAAGTTCCAGAGAAAAAGATAATCAGGAGGGCTTTATGAGCCGCAAGCTGGCGACCATCCGTCGCATCAAATCCCTGTCGCCCATCGAGGGAGCAGACCGCATCGAAGTCGCCCAGGTCGACGGCTGGAAAGTCGTGGTCCAGAAGGGGCTCCACGTCGTGGGAGACCTGGTGGTCTACTTCGAGATCGACTCGCTGCTCCCGATCCGCGATGAGTTCGAGTTCCTGCGCAAGACGTCCCACGTCAAGAACTCCCAGGAGGGAGAGGGCTTCCGCCTGAAGACCATCAAGATGCGCGGCCAGGTCTCTCAGGGACTCATCGTTCCGATCAAGGAGTTCAAAGAACACATTTTTCCTGGCGGCCATACGGAAGACCCCGAGGTGAGATGGTGGGGAAAATTCTTTGAAACCGATGAAAACGGCATCCTTGTCGGTAAATTGGTGGCGCTTCAAGAAGGCCTCGACGTCACGGATCTCCTCGGCGTCAAGAAGTACGAGAAGATCATCCCGGCACAGCTCGCCGGCAAGGTCCGCGGCAACTTCCCGAGCTTCATCCGGAAGACTGACCAGGAACGCGTCCAGAACTTCATCGGCACGTTCATGCACAAGTACCGCGACCACGCGTGGGAGTGCTCTCTGAAGCTCGACGGCTCGAGCATGACGGTCTACTTGAACGACGACAACTTCGGCGTGTGCTCGCGGAACCTCGACCTGACTGAGACCGACGACAACGCGTTCTGGCAGGTCGCACGCAAGCTGAAGCTTGAAGAAAACATGCGAACACTCGGCCGCAACGTCGCCGTACAGGGCGAGCTCATGGGGCCGGGCGTACAGGGAAACCGAGAGCAGTTCAAAGAGCTCAGATTCTTCGTGTTCGACGTCTGGGACATCGACCGCCAGGAGTACCTGCACGCATATGATCGCTGGAACGTCGTCACCGAGCTCGGACTCGAACACGTCCCTGTCTATGAGAACGTCAAGCTCGGTTTCGACGACGCCGAGGGCTTCCTGCAGTACGCTGAGTACGGTCACGACGGCAAGTCGATCAACCACCCTGAGCGTGAGGGACTGGTGTTCAAGTCGCTCGACGACCCGAACGTCTCGTTCAAGGCAATCTCAAATGCGTTCTTGCTCAAGGGAGGCGACTGATGGTTGACTACAGAGAGGTCACGAGACACCTCAAGGCGATGAAGTTCGGCCGAGAGGTCGACCTCATCGCCGGCCCTCGAAAGTACGAGACCGTCAAGCTCAAGGCGTCTGAGTGGTACAAGTGCCCTGTCTGCGAGGGCACGGGCTCGTACGAGACATCGGGAGACCTACACAAATCAGGCGGCATCGTGCCGTGCAACCGCTGCTCGGACGGCGTCGTGAAGTCCGAGGTTCGAGAAATCAAGCGGCGCGTCCGAGTGAAGGCGACGTCAATAAAGAGTTGACAAACGTCCAGAAACGCGTTATAACTCAACTCTAATCAGAAACGGAGAGACGATGCTCAAGGCAATTGAGAAAGAGTTCAACGAAGCGGTAGAGATCCGCCAGGAACTCAACAACGTCCTGTGGAAGGACTTCGACGCGCTGAAGACGGTCTTCGACGCGCTCTTCTCCGAGACCGGCGGCTTCCTCAAGAAGCTGTCGGACCTCAACTACTACACGGGCGGCTACCCAGGCGAGAACACTCCCGCGAAGGTCGACTCGATGTTCACTTCGGTCGGCCGCGTGGCACAGTACTACGCTGCGCTCAGGAACCTCGAGGGCTTGAACGACCTGCTGCGCCCGTACGGCGTCAGGTTGGAAGCGACTGCCGAGACCGTCCGCATGGACCCGGCGCTGCTCAACGCCGACGACAAGAAGCTCTCGAAGGCCCTCAAGCGCGTCAAAGACCGCTACGACGACTTTGACGTCCGCACGGCATCTGCCGCCGAGACGATCGAGTGGTTCCTCGAGAAGACCCACGTGCTGCAGGGAGTCATCTGCTCCCGGGCCGACGAGATCAAGGAAGACATCTTCGACCGCGTCTCGGTGATCAACGGCGACATCGACAAGGGCGGCTTCATGTCGGCCGTGAACCGGTACGCCGCGAAGAAGACCAAGGTCGAGCAGGGCAAGGACGTCGAGAACCTGGTGGCCGCTACCATCGACAAGGCCGACACCCTCCGCGCCAACGGTGAGCTCCTCGAGGAGACCATCGCGCGATGACCTGTGACGTGATCGGTCACTTCATCATCTTCTTTCAGTGCGGCTTCGGAGCGCTCATAGTGCTCGGCTTCATCTGGGGCCTGGCCGCCATCATCAACAGGTACGTGCGATGAAGACATACGCCGGCATCGGGAGCCGTGAGACTCCCCCGACAGTGCTCAACCACATGCAGAAGATCGCGACGCGCCTGCGCGAGCAGGGGTACACCCTCTACTCGGGCGGCGCTCCCGGCGCCGACTCGGCGTTCGAGGCCGGCGCAGGTGACTCGAAGGTGATCTTCCTGCCTCGCAAGAGCTTCAACGGCCGAAAGGTCGACGACGTCCACTACTTCAAGTACACGTCGGAGGCCGTCGACATCGCGGCTCAGTTCCACCCGCTGTGGACCGAGCTGAGTGACGCCGCCCAGGACTTCCACGCGCGGAACGTGCACCAGGTGCTCGGCCTCGACCTGAAGTCTCCCGTCGAGTTCGTGGTCTGCTGGACGTGGCCGAACGCCATGGGCGGCACCGGTCAGGCGATCCGCATCGCCAACCACTACAACATACCAGTCTTCAACCTTCAAGTGACCACTTTTCCCGGAGGGATCATATCATGACGAACGAAGAACTCCACGAGCTGCAGCAGGAGCTGTTCAACGAGGTGTACCGCGGCCTCGCGTCGCAGGGCTTTCTCCAGTCACTCGCTCCCGGGAGCACGGCGTGCCGCTACCGCGGCGACGACGGCGCGAAGTGCGCGGCGGGCCACCTCATCCCCGACGAGGCCTACGACGAGTTCGCGATGGAATGCCACATCGTGTCTGAGCTCGATTACTTCACGTCGAAGTACCCCCAGGAAGCGATAGAACTCGTGCGGCTGCTCCAGACGGCTCACGACGGCGTCGAGGGTTACGTCTACGAACCTGATCTCACCTGCGTCGAGCTGTTCCCTTCCGCTTATGATTACATCGATGGCGCGTCCCTCATGACGCCCGAGCTCATGAAGCGCAACCTCGGACTCACGGCCATGTACTACGGCCTCACTGTCCCGAACGCTGGAGAATGACGATGGCGAAGATGCTGACCCAGGTCTGGAAGACCGTCATGGGCACCTTCTACGAGACCGAAGAAGAGGCCGTGCGCTTCGAGCAGAAGCACATCCTGAAGCAGTGCATCATCGCTGCGCGCAACAAGGCCCTCGAGCCCATCGTAGAGAAATTCGAGAAAGAACTCGCCGAGTGGGAGCGCAACGGCAAATACATGCAGAACAGGAACCGCCCCAAGGACCCGCGCTGGGAAGAGTACAAGTCTCCCGAGGGCTTCTTCGACAACCTCGTCGAGGAGATCTTCGATAAGCGCGGCCTGACGTTCCCGACGCAGGAGAACAGCGGTGACTGAGCAAGAGATCTTTGACGTCGTCTACCTCGGCCTCGCCGACCAGGGCTTCCGCCCTTCGATCTCCTTCAACGAGAACGTTGAGGGCACCAAGGCGTCGTGCATGTACCGCGGTCCCGATGGACTGAAATGTGCGGCAGGTCACCTCATCCCCGACTCGGCGTACACGTCCGACCTCGAGTACACCTCGGCGAGCGCGCTGATGTACTTCATCGACAACTTCGATGAGAGCGCCCTCAATCTCATAGACACCCTTCAGCTGGCACACGACGGCGCTGCTGACTGTGAGTACGGCCTCGAACACGTTGACACGTTCGACATCACTCCCGAGGTATTGAAGTCTCGACTCGAGCTCGTCGCGAAGTACTGCAACCTCACGGTGCCGCAAATTCCGGGTTGACATTCCCTCGAGAATGAGGTATAAATACTGAAACGGTCACCTAGTTCAATGGTAGAATGCGTCCCTCCTAAGGACGCGGTTCCGGGTTCGATCCCCGGGGTGACCTCCACTCTCACAGGATGAACGTCATGGCCATGTAGGTCGAAAACCTCCGAGAATGCGTCTTTCACTTCAACAAGGGTCACCTCGCTGACCCCACGATCCCGATGTGGGTCCTCAAGTTTCGAGGCGCCACTCACTACGTCCACCACGTAGACGTAGACTGTCCCTTCACCACGAAGGAGACGCCCGACAACGCCCACACCAAGGGCTCCCTAAAGTTTAAAGACTGTAACGTCTCGATCGATGATCAGGACAACGCTAGGATATGGAGATAGTATGACTTCGCTTTTCATGCGGAACGGTAACACGTTCTGGCCGACTGACAGCGCCTACCTCGACGTGAAGCCCGTCCTGCCCCTCGGGACCTACCTGATCGGCTGCCACCCGATGAAGGGCTTCTACTTCGAGGAGGCCGACGCCTTCACCCCGCCCAAGAAGATCTACGGCGACACGATGGCGCGCGTCGAGCGAGTCATCAACACCTTCGACGACCGGCCCAACTCCACGGGCGTCATCCTCTGCGGTGAGAAGGGCTCGGGCAAGACGCTCCTCGGCAAGATGCTCTCGATCGAGCTCGCCAAGCGCGGCGTGATCACGCTGATCGTGAACTCCCCGTTCTCGGGAGACGCCTTCAACACCCTCATCCAGTCGGTCGACCAGCCGGCGTACGTACTCTTCGACGAGTTCGAGAAGGTCTACCACGAGGACGAAACGCAGGCGGCACTGCTCACCCTGTTCGACGGCCTCTTCGCGTCGAAGAAGCTCTTTGGCGTGACGACCAACGACAAGTACAAGCTGAGCGAGTTCATGCTCAACCGTCCGGGCCGCTTCTTCTACTCATTCAGCTACGCCGGCCTCGACCCTGACTTCATCCGCGAGTACCTCACGGACAGGCTGGCCGACCAGTCGCAGACCGAGAGCTTCCTCCGGTTCGCGTCGACCTTCGAGGTCTTCAACTTCGACATGCTCCAGGCGCTCGTGGAGGAGATGAACCGCTACGACGAGACCGTGATCGAGGCGTCCAAGTTCGTCAACGTCCACCAGACGTGGAAGAGGTCCGACAAGTACGAGATCGTCGACTTCCGCCCGGTAGAGCCGATCGAGAACCTCGTGAAGGTGTACGAGAAGGTCAACCGCGGCAACGCGTTCAACCCGTTCTCGAACTCGGCGTACGTCTACTACGACTACATGATGTACAGCGCAGACGAGAGCGGCAAGGTCGACAAGACCAGCGGCTACAAGGACACCGAGACGTTCTGCTTCGAGCCGACCGACATCGTCACGCCGTTCGGTGAGGACGACACGATCATCTTCAAGAACGAAGAGGGCCTCCTCATCATCAAGAAGGTGGAAGAGAGCGACAAGTTCGACATTCGGAAATATTTCTGAAAAGTAGGTTGACATTCCCTCGAGAATGAGGTATAAATACAAAGTATCCTCGGACGGTCACTGACTCAAACCGTCCGAGCGAGAATGCGGAGTTGGTATATGGATTGTGCCCCTGGCTTCCACCCAGGCGAAGAGGGTTTGAGTCCCTTACTCCGCTCCAACGATTGCAGTTAGGTTCCCTCGGGACGGAAGCCGCTAACGCGGGCCTGAAGAATACAGTCTGTGGGGGAGTCTGGCCTACCCCGTCACGTCGGGAACGTGGAGAACGTTGGTTCGAATCCAACCAGACTGACATAACAGTGTGTAGGGGAGTCTGGCCGTCCCTATCGTCTTTGGAAGTCGAGGATCGGTGGTTCAAATCCACCCACACTGAGCCCGGGTGGATTAGCCAAATCGGTACAGGTAACTGGCTCAGACCCAGATCTCTTGCGAGTTCGAATCTCGCCCCGGGTACCATTTCTAATGCGTGAGTAGTTTAGAGGCAAAATAGTGGGTTGCCAGCCTGCAGTCAAGGGTTCGACTCCCTTCTCCCGCGCATTGAAGCTCCTGGTGTATAAATAACTCGTATTGAGATTTTGTACACCAGGAGCTTCCTATCTTTTACACTATCTATCGCACTACATGCACCATCAATCGCAAGATTTATGTTGGCAAACATCAGACTGAGAACCTAGATGATGGCTACATGGGTTCCGGAAAACTTCTGGGCTACGCTATCAAACTCTACGGTATAGAAAACTTTCATAAAGAGATTCTTCACGTCTTCGATAATGAGGATGAGATGAACCGGATGGAAGCAGAGATCGTGAACGAAGAATTCATCATGCGTGACGACGTGTACAACATATGCGTCGGCGGTCAGGGTGGTTTCAGCTACGTCAACAAGCATGTCATTGACCGAGAACACTGGTCAAACAACCGAAAAATCACGAATGATAAACACTCCCATATGCTCGACGAGTGGGGTGCAAAAGGCGGAAGAAATTCTAAGCCTTGTGAAAATTTCCTGATCGCAAGTAAGACGTCATTTTCGGGAAAATCTCACACTGATGAAACTAAAGAAAAAATCCGTCAAAAAAATTCTTTGAACCAATCTGGTTCAGGTAATTCGCAGTTTGGTAAGATGTGGATTACCAATGGCATCGACAATATGAAGATTTCTAGGACCAGTGAAATCCCTCAGGGATGGTCTAAAGGAAGGAAAATGAAATGAAGATAGCATTTGCGTCAGTGCTCGTCGCCCTCTTGGTCGCGTCGTGCGTCTCCTCAGAGGACCGCTACTGGTCCGGCGTATCTCAAGTCGTCAAGACAACTACGGAGAAGTGAATTGTTTACCATCATCCTAGGACTCAGCGTCCTCAACGTCTTCCTCGACTTTTTCTTCCTCGCGTGTCTGATCGGCATCACCGAGACTGAGGCCTTCCCAGCGATCGTCCCGATCGTAGCAGGGGTCGGAGCGATCCTCTACTTCGGCTTCGGAGTCGACGTTCTCACTCTGGTCAAGTCTATCGAGTTCTCGACCTACCTCTTCGGCGCGATCGCCTACGTGACGTTCGGCATCGCCTGGTCCACACTTAAGTGGTGGCTCTACACCCGATCCATGGAGGATACCGTCACGTTCCGGTGGAACGAGTACAAGAGACTCAAGGACGCTACCGTAGCTGACTTTAAGAAATCTGCGGTGTACAACCCGCTCTACCGCGAGGGCGTCTCCCTGACCAACGCGAACAACTGGAGGATCGTCAACTGGGCCGTGATGTGGCCTACGAGCCTCGTGTGGACCGCTATCCGTGGCGTCACAGTAGACCTCGGCAAGGTGATCCTGACCGTCTTCGGGCGAGTCTACGACGGGATAGCTGGAGGCGCCTACAAGGGCCTGAGCTGAGAACTTTTCAGTTTACAATCCATTCTCAATAGAATATAAGAATCCCACTGCATCAAAACGGTGGGATTCTTATTATGATTGAGGGTAAGTTTCGAGAAATCATTGACCTGTCAGGCTGGCAGCGAGAGGCGCTAGAAGCAGCCCTCCTCCTCTTCCCAGGTGAAGACTTCAGTGAGCTGGCAGTGGCAGGGTCCTACGTGATGGACGCGCACGGCGCGGCGTTCTTCCCCTCCGGTCTCTTTGATGCAGATGCAGGACTACCAAAAGTCTTCATCGGTGAAAAGCTGCGCGAGCTGTGTAGTCAGAAGGACGTCATATTCATCATCGTGCACGAGCTGCGCCACTTCATCCAGTTCAAGAAAAATATGATCATCTATCACGATGATCTGGACGGTCTTTTTACGCAGTGGCGTGACGGTACACGGGTGCCTCAACAGACACAGAACGTGTTCGCCGCGATCGACCACGCGTCTTACTTCCAGCTACCGTGGGAGGCCGACGCAAACGGCTACGCACATCACACTATGGGCTGTTACATCCCTGAAAACATGATGCTGGCGGAAAGCGTCAAGTACTGCACTATTCCTGAGGAGTTCCTGTGAACTATCAATTTCCGACCATCACCCACGTGGACCAGGTCCGCGCGGCCGTAGCAGGCCGTGACGAGTTCATCGAGGCCGACCGCGGTGACCACCTCATCTTCAACTACCTCGTGAACTTCGAGGACACGTTCCCGCCCGTCACCGGGCCTCACCGAGAGGACGGCTACGACGAGGAGGCAGCGATCCTGCGCGAGTGCCGCGGCCTGATCTTCGACAAGGAGACGGGCGAGGTCATCGCACGCCGCTACCACAAGTTCTTCAACCTCGGAGAGAAGGCCGAGACGCGGCACGAGTCGATCGACTTCACGCGCCCTCACGTCTTCCTCGAGAAGCTCGACGGCTCCATGATCACCCCCTTCATGACGTCGAAGGGTGTCCTGCGCATCGGCACGAAGATGGGAGACACCGACGTCGCAAAGAACGCGAAGAAGTTCATCGACGAGAACCAGAACTACATGAACTTCATCTTGGATCTGATCGATGACGGCTACACGCCGATCTTCGAGTGGTGCTCGCGTAAGAACCGGATCGTCGTGGACTACCCGGTGGACCGGCTCGTGCTCACAGGCATCCGTAAGAACGTCTTCGGCTGGTACGTGCCGTACGAGAAGATGGTGGACGAGGCCTGGCCCTACGACGTAGAGGTCGTGCAGGCCTACGACATACCGTACGAGGAGGCTGTGGCGTCCCTCACCGAGATCGTGGACGAGGGCTACGTGGTGCGCTTCGACGACGGGCACATGCTCAAGATGAAGGGCTCACACTACCTGCAGCTCCACAAGACGCTCGAGCACATTCAGCACGAGAAAGACCTGATCAGACTCGTGGTCGATGAGAAGCTGGATGACGCCAAGCCGTTCTTGCCCGCCGACCTCGTCGAGAAACTGGACGACTTCTCGAAGAAGTTCTTCCACAACGTGCGTCACTACGCCGGCGTCCTCGCGTGGGACGTGATCGAGGACTACGATCGCTCGAAGTCCAAGAAGGACTACGCCGCGCGCGTCAGAGGCAATGACGAGACGAAGGTGCGCTTCCAAGCGTACGACTTCATCGACGGTTTCGAGGGCGAGGCGTGGAACGAGCTGCCGGGCTTCCTCGGTGACTTCGTCTACTCGAAGCTCATCGAGCGCATTAAGAACAACCTGAGCACGGGAACGAAAGTCGACTCTGTGCGACACCTCTTTGGGGGAATACGATGGGAAACGTGAAGACCCTGTACATGCTGATAGGACTCCCGGCCTCAGGCAAGTCCACATTTTCTGGACTCGTGGGCACCGGCAAGGCCGTCCGCGTCTCAGCCGACGACTACATAGAAGAAGTCGCTGCGCTGACCGGCAAGACGTACGACGAGGTCTGGGACAAGAAGTCCTACAAGAACGCCGAGGCGTACGCACGCGACCGGCTGCTCTACGCGATAGAGAACGGCCTCGACGTCGTCTGGGACCAGACCAACCTCACCGCGAAGTCCCGTGCCAAGAAGCTCGCGAACATCCCCAAGGACTACGTGAAGGTCGCGCTGGTGTTCAAGGTGCGGTACAACGCGGACCACGAGGAGCGCCTGGCGTCCCGTCCCGGGAAGACGATCCCGCACTCAGTGATGAAGTCTATGCTTCACTCGTACGAACAGCCGACCGCAGCCGAGGGCTTCGACTACGTCTACGAAATTTTCACTTGATTCTTCACTTTTCAGTTGACAATCCAGTGAGAATGAGGTATAAGTATAACACGATCGGCGGAAACGTCGTATAAATACAACACGCGCTGACCGGGCAGCAAGAGGCGGGACCACCCGTCACTCGGATCAATCTACGGCCTAACGCCAGTGGCTAGCGAGCTCCCTTTCAAGGAGTTGTAGAGGGGTTCGATTCCCCCAGGTCGTACCAGTCTGGGGCGAATGCCCAACGATCAGTCACTCTGATCTGGCAGCCGGGAAGACGGCACATGGGCTGCGCAATGGGGTTGCGGGCGATCCTTGCAAGATTGCTGTCGATGGGTTCGATTCCCGTGCGGTCCACCATTTTATGCTTACTGAAGTTGGAGGCTCTCATGAAGAACGTGATGGCAGCCTCGCTGAGGCTGAAGCAGTATCAGAAGAAGGTCGTGAAGTCCAAGAAGACTTACGACCGTAAGCAGACTAAGCCGGTCGGGCGGGATGGCGACGCGAGGTCCTCATAAGGCCTTAGTAGTGTGTTCGATACACATGACCGGTACCAGACTAACGCCGACTTGATGGTAGTGGTAGCATGCCTGTTTTGTACTCAGGATGCGGGGGTTCAATTCCTCCAGTCGGCTCCATTTCTACGCGGCGCGCAAGTGCACAGCGGTCCTACCGGATGGATCTGATCACCCGTCTGGTGTTCTCGCCAAGAGTCGACTGCAAAGTCGCTCGCCGCTCCACTTCATGCCTTTGTAGCTCAGTGGCAGAGCAACGCTTTCGTAAAGCGAAGATCAGAGTTCGATTCTCTGCATTGGCTCATTGAAGACTTTCTCGTATAAATAACTCGTACTGAGGTTTATACGAGAAAGTCCTTCCTATCTTCTACACAATCTACCAGATCACCAATCTCGTCAACGGTAAGATCTACATCGGTAAGCACGAGACCGATGATCCCTATGACGACTACATGGGTTCCGGTAAGCTCATCCGAGCGGCTCACGAAAAATACCATATCGACTCCTTTGCGAAGGACGTCCTCTTCATCTTTGACAATGAAGACGAGATGAACGCGAAGGAGGCTGAGTTGGTCACCGATGACTTCGTCAAGCTTACATCGAACTATAATCTGTGCCCCGGCGGCAAAGGCGGCTGGGGATATCTGAATGATAGTTCAGAAACACATCGGGAAAGAAGTAAACGAGCAGGATCATCTGGTGGGCTTGCTTTAAAAGGGACTAAACGCTCACGGAGTGCTGTTGAGAAGACTGCCGCAGCAAACAGACAATTGTACGCTGAAGAAAAATTTCAAACTCCTGGTTTTTCTGGCAAAACTCATTCTGAAGAGTGGAGAAAGAATCGATCTGCTTTGATGAAAATCAAACAGGCCGGTGAAAAAAATTCTCAATTCGACACCATGTGGATAACTAATGGTGCCGAGAACAGAAAAGTGAAGAAAGACGTTGACAACATTCCAGAGGGATGGTATAAAGGTCGAATAAATAAACAGAAATTGCCCCGTTAGTTCAACGGTAGAATGCCTCTGTGGTATGGAGGAGACAGAAGTTCAACACTTCTACGGGGCTCCAAAGTTTGGGTGTGCTGCAGAGTTGGAGAGCTGCGACGGGTTGTAGCCCCGTTCCGTACGGTGAGAGAGTTCGAATCCCTCCACACCCACCAAAATTTATGCCCCTATCGGTTATTGGTAGGCCGCCTGGTTCTCAACCATGAAAAGAGGGTTCGATTCCCTCTAGGGGTACCACCTTCAAGTATTGCGGGGACAAGCCCTGGTGGGCTGAACGGTCTCATAAGCCGTAGTATGGCGTGTTCGATTCACGACCCCCGCAACCAAATCATGAGGAAGTGATGACGGACGCTCTCGGCCAGACGATCAATCCCGGTGACACTGTCGCGTACGTGCGCAGACGTGGTTCGAGCCTGGGGATCTATAAGCGTCGAGTCCACTCCGTAGACGAGGTCAAGGGCGTGAAGATGTTCGACTCTGACCAGCCATCACGCTCGTGGGCCGACCCAACCAACATGATAGTAATCAAACTTTAACGGAGTGACGCGAATGCAATCTTGGGGACTGCACCTGTTGATCGACGGTTTCACCCGTTCAAAGAGCCTCGTGCAGGACCAGGAGCTCATCAAGTCCTTCGTCGAGCGACTCGTGGCGGACATCGACATGGTGGCCTACGGCCCGGTCTGGATCGCCCACTTCGCTACGCACGACCCCGACAAGGCGGGTGTCTCCTTCTGTCAGATGATCGAGACGTCCAACATCACGGGACACTTCGTGGACAAGGACGGCAGCTTCTACCTCGACGTGTTCAGCTGCAAGGACTTCAGCATCCGCAAGGTGATCGACCTCATCGAGGAGTACTTCGGCGCCGAAGAGAAGGACCTCATCGTCCGAGTCATGCAGCGCCAGTCATTCAAACACTGAAAATTTTCTTCACTTTTTAGTTTACATCCGTGAAGAAATAGGTTATAAATACCCTACATTCTGAATTAAACGAGATACTGGCTAATGGAAAGCCACACGGCCGATAACCGTGCACGAGGTAGTTCGATTCTACCATCTCGTACCATACTACGAGGTATCACCTTAGCGGCGATAGGTACGGCCTTTTAAGCCGTAGTCGTAAGACCACCGTGGGTTCGAGTCCCACTGCCTCGACCAAACACGGAGGGTGAACGGACCAGGTGGTCCGACTCGCCTTGAAAGCGAAGGGAACGGTGTAACAGCCGTTTGGGTTTCGAGTACGCCCGCCCTCCTCCATGGAGAGTTAACCGGACAGGCGCGCCGGAACCGCTTCGAAAGCGGTTTGCTCCCGAGAGGGAGTGGGGATCGAGACCTCAGCTCTCCTCCACATTCGGAGGGTGAACCGGACAGGCGAGCCGGCCTCGCTTGGAAAGCGAGTGGGTCCCTAACGGGACTACGGATCGAGACCGTCGCCCTCCTCCATCTCCCTCACGGGAGCGTTATTTGACATAAAAGAAATTCTTTGCTGGGGAGTGACCGAACGGTAAGGTGCCCGGCTGTTAACCGGAGGCTGCGCAAGCAAGCTGGTTCGACCCCAGCCTCTCCAGCAAAGAATTTCTATGGGCGGGTCGTATAAGTAGTGCGGCTTCGATCGAAGACGGTGATGGTTCATATCCATCCCCGCCCACCATCTGATTTCCTGAGTGCTAGCAGCAAACCCCAAAGCACTTTTCATTTGAGAAAAACGCCAAAATGGCACTCAGGAAATCAGATTGGAGGTGTAGCTCTCTGGGAGAGCGACGGATTGTCTATCCGATCCAGGTGGGTTCGATTCCCATCACCTCCGCCACTACCCCTTGCTGCGAGCTTGGGTTTAGCCGAGGTGCGGTAACGTACAACGGCCGGTTTTGAGGGCGTACCGAAACAACCCTCACCGTGCCGCCTAAGCTAACCTGGTGGAAGCGCTGGTCTGAAAAGCCAGAGACCTTGGATCGTAACCAAGAGGCGGCACCATTCCTTTCTAGAATCGTCACAGCAACAAAGCTTTAGAAAGCGCAGGTCACACGGTGGAGCCTACGGGCGTTGAAGCCGACCGACCGCAGACGCGGGCTCATACCCGTCGAGTGACTCACGTTACGAGGTCGACGAGTGACTCTCGACAAAGTCAAAACGATTCTGTACTTTCTAGTTGACTAAATCTTCGGATTGAGTTATACTCGCTGTAAATAAAGAGTTATCGAGAAAGCCCTCGGTTACTCCTTTCCGAAAAGTAGGCTTGACGGCGACCAGAGGTCGCACCAGTCCTTCTTCAGAGTGCTCACAGCAACTCAAAAATCTTATGGCTAGAGAAACCCGGCTGGTCCGGGAGCACTCTGGAGAGGTACTGACAGCAACAACCGTGATCATAACCAGCAGACGTAGGTTCGATTCCTGCCGTCCCGGCCATTCTATCGGGACGTAGCTTAGTGGCAGAGCAGCCGGCACACTCAAATGTACCTCGACATGAAAGGAATTGACATGAACACCTTTGCCGACTCCATCCTCGAGAAGTCCACGACGACCGTCACTGAGAACGGTGACAAGACGTACAGCACCTCGCTGGACGCTTGCGTCGACCTGTTCTTCAAGGTCGCGGCCATCCGCGGACGCGGCGCTACCGTAGCGACCGACCTGTTCGCGAAGGCATACGCACAGGACCCCGACGTCGCCTCCAAGGTGATGCTCTGGGCGCGCGACGTGCGCGGCGGTGCAGGCGAGCGCCAGGTGTTCAAGGACGTCCTCTCGTACCTCGAGAAGTATTCCCCCTCGCGCCTCGAGCGTATCCTGCCGAACGTGCCCGAAGTCGGCCGCTGGGACGACCTGTTCGTCCTCGAGACCAAGTACTTCCTCGACCAGGCCTACGCGATGTTCGCCTTCGCCCTCGAGAACGGTGACGGCCTCGCGGCCAAGTGGGCGCCTCGTGAGGGCTCCAAGAACGCTGTGCACGCTGCCGGCCTCCGTGACTACATGAAGCTCACGCCGCGTGAGTACCGCAAGCTCGTCGCGGGTCTCTCGAAGACCGTCGAGCAGCAGATGTGCGCGAAGGAGTGGGACGACATCGAGTTCTCTCACGTCCCGTCGGTCGCTTCTGCGCGCTACTCCAAGGCTTTCCTGAAGCACCAGCCGGAGCGCTACGGTAAGTTCACAGAGGCTGCCGTGAAGGGCGAAGAGAAGATCAACGCATCGGCGCTCTTCCCGTACGACGTCACGAAGAACACCGTGAACGGCCCGACCGCCAACGCGCTGTGGAAGCAGCTGCCCGACTACGTGCCGGAGGGAGTCTCCTTCCTGCCCGTGATCGACACGTCGTCTTCGATGACGTCGCCGATCGGTTCGTCCGGCATCACCTGCATGGACGCCTCGATCTCGCTCGGCATCTACCTCGCAGAGCGCAACAAGTCGGCGTTCAAGAACCTGGCGCTCACGTTCAACTCTACTCCGCGCTGGATCAACGTGCCGGTCTCGGACGACATCCAGTCGAGGGTCCGACAGGTCCGCGGAGCTGACTGGGGTGGTTCTACCGACCTCGACAAGTCGATGGACCTCATCCTCTCGACGGCACTGGCGAACGACGTCCCGGCGTCGGACATGCCGGACTTCTTGATCGTCATCTCCGACATGGAGTTCAACTCGTACGGCAACCGCTTCACGGCGGCCGAGCGCACGAAGTCGAAGTTCGAGTCGGCGGGCTACAAGATGCCCAACATCGTCTGGTGGAACGTCCAGTCCCGTGGCAACACGACTCCCGTCCGCTTCGACGAGCGCGGCATGGTCATGGTATCCGGCCTCTCGCCGGCCGTCACCAAGTCGGTCCTCGCGGGCGACGTCGACCCCAAGTCGGCGATGCTCAAGACTATCGCGGACCCGCGGTACGAACACTAGTTCTCCTGACTGGGAGCCTTCGGGCTCCCTTTTTTCTTGAAGGAACTCACATGACTACAGTATGGGTGGCTTTCGGCGGGACCGAGAGCGGTGACGACGTAGGACCGTACGTGTTCGACCACGAGCCGACTAAGGCCGAACTCCAGGCCCTCCTGATGGAACACTGGCCATCGGAGTTCGAAATGGACGAGGAAGACTGGATCGACCCGGACTTCGGGGACATCCACATCTCCGTCGAAGAGGCGTACGTCATCAGCAAAAACTAGTTGACGATTCTGAAAAGAAGTGATATACTGTCTTCACGATCACCGGAAAGGATCAATGAGATGGTATCTTTCACTCAACAGGGCCTCGAAGACTACATCACGGGGAACTTCGAACAGGTAGACGACATCGAGGGAGCTGAAGAAATTCCGGCCTTCCTCTTCAGCGTCATCCGCAAGCTCTACCCCGAGCTCGAGGGTCTGACCGACAAGGAGATGGAGTGGGACAACGTGGTACAGGACGCCCTCATCGGCGCCAACTCGCAGGACCGCGCCACGATACTCAACTACGCAGTGCAAAAGTACTTGCTCCTGTGAGCGATAGCGCCTATAGTTCAGTGGTAGAACGGAGGTCTCTAAAACCTCTTGTCGCGGGTTCGATCCCCGCTGGGCGCACCAATTCTGGTGGGTACGCAGACTGGGGCTGCCGGCGGCTCATAACCGTCTCCCGAAAGGGCGAGTAGGTTCGATTCCTACACCCACTACCACTTTATCATGGAGACTCCGAGTGTCTGAGAAGCCGACGTCTATCACGATAGACTACTGGGTCAAGCGCGGCATCATGAAGGTGAACGCGTACGCACTCGATGCTGACGACCCTGACCACCCGTACAATCAGGCCCTGCGACAGGGCGCGGACCCCGCTGACTTCGGCATCGAGCACCCGCTCAACAAAGAGTTCGAGAGCAAGACCCGCGGCGAGCTGATCGCGGAGATCATCAAACTCCGCAAAGAGCTCTATTCTAGAGAAAAGTGGAGCGCCGTCCTTTGAACGACCCCCTCTATAAGGAAGACGACCGCGTGTGGCTGAAGGGCTGCACGTGTCCCAAGTGCACGACCTGTCGCCGCACCGCTACCGTGTGGTCCACCATGCGTGGTGGACGCCTCCCCTCTCAACGCGACTTGCCGGCATGGACGTACTGCCTCGGCGTCGACGACTACGGTGAAGAGTGGGTGCTCGAAGCAGACATCGGCGGCCTCATCGACCCGAATGAAGACCCAGGCCCGTCAGGCTGGGCGTGAACAGGAGAGGAACCCCGTGCTAGACCACTTTCCCAAGCTCTACCTCCGGACGGCCGGCAACGTGCCGCTGTCCACCGATGACTACCCCCTCGCGTACGCCGTGCCCTACGAGGACACCGCGGCCGGGCGCAAGCAGCAGGAGAGGGTCACCTCCTGGGCCCAGCGCAACGTCTGGGACCCCGTCACGAAGAAGTACCTCCCGACCCCCGCGACGGAGGCCCACGTCATCGACAACGTCGCCCTCTCGGGCTACAGCTTCGGTGAAGTGATCAGCCGACACACGACTGACAACAAGGTCTTCGAGATTCGCGACCCGCGCGGCTTCACCCTCCAGATCTACGCCCACAACCTCATGACGATCCTGAACCGCGCCACCATCGTCAACGGAGTCATACAGGAGAAGCTCCTCTGGGGTCGCGGCGGTGGCAACGTCCTCGCATTCGACTACCAGGTCCGGCCAGCTTCTGAGAAGAAGAGCGGTGGCCTCAACCTCGGTGACAGGGTCGAGATCGCAGGCTTCGAGTACGTCTTCGTCGGCACGTTCTTCATGTCGAGCATCAACTGCCAGCACACGAGCCGTCCCGCTCCGTCGAACTCTAAGTACTGGCCGAGCTACAGTAGTTACGAGTACTACTCCGAGGTGTCGTACATCCAGGTCCCCAAGAAGGTCTGGGTTTTCCAGGACGAAAAGGGCCAGCAAGTCATCTACAAGAGCACGCCGAAGCACGTCCACCTGGGCACAGACTCGACGTTCGAACCGGTGAAGCTCGGCCAGAGGACCACCGCCTACGGCAGACCCGACCGCATATCTACTGCTGGCTCGGGAGACTACCGCGTATCGGTCATCTTCCTCTTCGAGGACAAGAAGTCAATGGAAGACCACTCTCTAACCGACGACGAGATGGTGAAGGTGTACTTCGACGACCAGAAGTCGCAGACTTCGCGCGATCGCGCGCCGACGACGCGCACCGTAGAGGTAAAAGGCAAGAAATACGCCGAGACCTATTGACAATTTCGTCGAATCTGCATATAAATATAGTGTAAGTTCAAGAAACCAAAATGGAGTGAACGACCATGGGCATCGATACCGGCTACTAGGTTCGTCCTAGACCACCCTGACTACTCTCTTCTGTGACGCAGTTCTGATACAGACAAAAGGAAGAGAGAAATGGAATACAAGTTCGTAAAGAAAAACCCGGTAACCGGGGACTACTCCGTCAACTACGTGGAAGTCAACAACATGATGAAGCTCCTCAACAGGGCAGTGAACACCGAGGCCGAGTACGTGGCCTGGGTCCGTGACTGGAAGGTCGAACACTCCCACATCGTCGGTTCTATCAAGACGATCAAGTCCGTCAAGGACTGGCTCAAGTACGAGCAGCACGACGGCGAAGGCGCCCACGGCGCTCAGCTCACGAAGCTGGCACTCCGCCCGTTCGCACGGGCACTCTACCAGATGCGAGCGGACCAGAAGGCCCGGCTCAAGTCCGGCGAGATCATCCGCGGGGCCCGTACGGTCGCCGCTGAGGCTGCTGCGTAAGCAGCCTCACCCTACTCCCTTGCGCTAACGGTAGGCGAGCACGTTTTGAGCGTGCAGCCCGTCTCAGGACGGTCCAGGTTCGAGTCCTGGAGGGAGTTCCACTTCTTTAAACTATGGGGACTCAAGTGAAACTTTTCTCTCGCATGTTCAACCGTCGCGTCGATCCAAGAGTCATGCTCCACGGCTACGACCTCGACGAGTGGGACTACCTCGGCTTCAGCCGCATTCAGTTCCAGAGCGAGGGTAAAGTGACGTACGAGGCGATCGTCCACTTCTTCGTGGACCAGTCCAACCGGGACATCCGCGAGTACCACATCGAGTCCAACGTCGCGGACTACTTCTACGAGAACCACACCTGGATCACCAAGTGCCACCTCTGGGCGGCCCTCCAGATCGGTGAGACGACGGTCGTCGAGACGTGGCCGTCGCCATACCTGCGCGGCGTCAAGGCCGTCGAGGGCTTCACCTGGTCCGACGACAAGGGCTGGGTCGCTTCCGCGCTCACCGCGTCGGCAGTGGACGGCAACGTCATCACCGTAGACTTCAACAAGTGAGAGACAAGAAATGAAGAGACTCTTCGTCATCGGCGACATACACGGCTGCCGTGAGGAACTCGAGAAGCTCCTCGAGATGACCGACCGCTACATCACGGCCGAGGACGAGTACGTCTTCCTGGGCGACTACATCGACCGCGGGCCGGACTCCAAGGGCGTCATCGACGTGCTCATCGCCCGGTCCAAGACCCACCCGAACGCCCACGTCTTCCTCACGGGAAACCACGAGGAGATGATGGTCAAGGGTGAGTCGTACTGGGCGCTCAACGGCGGCCTGGAGACGCTCTCTTCGTACGGCCTCATCCCTGAGAAGGCCTACGAGTTCAACAACTACTGGGAAGAAATCCCCGCCGACCACCGAGAGTTCCTCAAGGACCTCAAGCTCTACTACCGAGCAGGTCGAGTCGTCTGCGTGCACGCCGGCCTTCAGCCCGGCATCAGCCTGTTGCAGCAGAACAAGAACGCGATGGTCTGGGACCGCACCTACGTCGGCTACGACGGTGACTACCACGACGACGTGATGGTCGTCTACGGCCACACACCGTCGTACTCCATCACGGAGAGGAAGAACCAGCGCGGCATCGACACCGCCTGCGTCTTCGGCGGCAAGCTGACCTGCGTCGTGATGGAGACAGTCAGCGGCGAGCACGTCAACACGTTCTCGATCAAGTCTGGCTTCAACTGGTGATCACATGGAACAGCTGCGGCTAGACCTCGACGACGACAAGCAGTACCTCGAAGGCATAATGAACAAGACGTACCTGGGCTCTAACTCGTCCTGGTACGTCTGCTGCCCCAACGGCCAGTTCTACCTGAGCATCCGGACCCACGACCTCGGCGGCACCGACTACGACTACGTCACGAAGATCGACTACAAGCAGGCCCGGTGGCTCGTCTCTCGAGGAGTGCGAGAACACTTCAACTGCGTAAAGAATTGGATCCGCTGAACTTTTCAGTTGACAAATTCTCGAAAGTGTGGTATAGTGAGAGCATGATGGAAAAACGTCACGTAGCGTTCTGTAACTGCAGCTCACCCGACCACCTCATGGTCTTCGAGGTGTGCCACTGGGACGAGGATCAGAAAGAGCTGTTCATCTACTACAAGATGAGCCACTACGCACGGTTCCTCAAGAGACTGTGGATCGCGTATAAATACGTGACCAAGAGCGACGCTGATCGGGTGGACTACACCGACATCATGGTATCCGACGTCGAGACTCTCAAGAAACTTCGGGACGCGATCGACGAGGTCGTCGAGTTCAACTCGAAGTAATACAGGGATGTAGCTTAGCCTGGCCTAAAGCTGCGGTCTCCAAAACCGCGATCGGGGGTTCGAATCCCTCCTTCCCTGCCAAATTTGCCCGACTAGGCAAACCTCGGTAAAGCCGCCTCCCTCAAAGCGAGGTGCATCACGGTTCGACTCCGTGGTCGGGTACCAGAACTGTAACGGAGCCATGATGAACACCAATACACTCAACCTCATCGCAGTAGTCGCGACGCTGCTCGCGACCTTGATCTCTGCGCTGATCGGTTTCGACTGGACCACCATCGTCTCGGCCGTCGTGGCCCTGAAGATCGTCGGTTCGCTCAACCTGCTCAACCTCGTCATCAAGACGCTGGTCTCGAGCGTCCAGCAGCTCGCTGCGAAGGACACTTCGACTACTCCCCCGACGAAG